TGGCTGTCGATGTCAAGCTGTACTGGTCTTTCGACCGCTTTCTTAGCCACTTCAAGCGCTTTGTCGAGCGCGTCCGTGGTTCGCTTGCGAATGACTTCGACTTGCTGCTGGACGGTCTGACGACTGGCTGTCTCTGCCCGCACCGTAGACGCAAGGCTGCTTTTGCCTGCGCCGATGAAGTCCTCAGCCTTGGCTTTGAGCTTGCTCACCTTGTCGAACATAGCGGCCGACGCTTCCTCGACGTAGTCCGTGTTCTTTTCGATACCAACGGCAACCCCTTGCGGGATATAGCGTCCGACTTCATCGCGGAACAAACGGGACGGCGAGTGAATTTTGGCCTTGGCCTGTGCTGCCCGCTCTGCCTGTGCGACAAGGGCGTTAGCTGCTGCTGTGACAGCTCCAAGGGCTGCATACATACCCTGCGCCAGCCCTGCGCCGATTTGATAACCAGCGCCACGCATTGAGCCAGCGCCAGCGTATGCTCTGGACGCCGCGGCTGATACAAGGGACGCCATGGCGCCTGTTACAGCTCCGACACCGCCCCTAATACCTGCAGCGAGGTTTTGGCTTGTCATGGTTCCCGCTTGTCGACCTGCTGCAATCATTCTCTGACCGCCAGACACGACCGCTTGCACCATTTGAGCCATAGCCCCGACAACTTGCGAAGCTGCCGCACGCATTGAAGCGCCGATGATAGGAGCAGACGAGCCGATTTGTCTTATCTGCGCCGTTGCGGAGATTGCACTTGCTCCTACCTGCATAAATGCAGACGGTACGGTGGCAATCTGCCCTCTTAACATTGTAACAGATAAAGTCGTCGCTGTAAATTGCCCGTTAACAGAAGATAAAACAGAGTTTATCATCGCGAACCCGTTCGCAAACATGGCCGCGCCTGCGGTGACTGCCGAGAATGACGACGCTAGGGACGTTATACGCGCCGAGAACTGCGTTAAAATGGCCGTGCTGGCTACTAGGCCAGACAGCGAGGACATGGCGCTTGTAGCGAACGCTCTGAACCCTGACGCTGCCGTTGTCATTGCTGGTGCTAGCTGGCTGACCGATGAACCTATCATCGGGATTTTAGCAGCTAGGACGACGAGAACAGCAGACGCGGACGTCCCGCTTGCTTGGATAAGAGCAAGTCCAGCGCCTAGCTGCTTCATACCAGCGCCAGCGCTTGCCATTCCGCCCGCTGACCCTGCAATCTTGCCGACGCCTGTCGCTACTGCTGCAAGGCTGGCCGCCATGTCTCCAAGGTTGGTATTTGTTATCATAACAACGCCCTGCGCAAGAGCCTTGAAGCCATTCCCTGCGTTGAGTGCTGCCTGTCCGATTGACTTGATAACGCCAGACACGCCGTCCAGAATGGACTTGACAGAGTTCCCGAACCCTTCGATTACGCCTTTTGCTCCGTCTAGTACGGACTTAATGGCGTTTCCTAGCGTCTTGAATAGATTAGCTATGCTGTCGATAATCGGGCTTATCTGACTAACTAGCGTAGTAAAGGCTTCAACGATAGACTGCAAGACTGGCGCCAGCGCCTGAACCATTTCAGACACAGCAGGCATGAACGGCGCGAGGGCTTGTATAATCTGGACGATTGCATTCGCTACGATTTGCGCTATGTTAGTAAACACGTTGCCTACAATCTCAGCGATTGGCGTAAGCGCCCCGATGATTGTTGCTGCTCCTTGGCTGATTGCGTCAATAACTGGCGGAAGCGCTCCAGCAATCGACGTTATCGCTTGACCTAGTGCCGTCACGAACGGAGCCGCCGCTGCGAAGGCTTGGCCGAAAGCTACGACTAACGGAGCCAGACCAGCAAGCGCCTGCGTTACCGTTGGCAGAACTCCCGCGACTGTGACGATTGCCTGCGCAAAAGCCCCGATAATAGCGGTTGCTACCGTTGCGAAGGCTTGGCCAACTGCGTTTATAATCGCGCTTATCCCTTCGCTCTGGCTTGCCAGCAATGCGAACCCTGCCGCGATGATTGCGACACCAGCACCGATACCAACGGCCGCGATAGCTACCGCACCGCCAAAGGCTAGGATATTCCCGACGCCTGCCGTTTTAAGAGCTGCGCCGAACGCTCTGATTGCAGGTGCAGCGCCAGACAAGGCCGCCTTGATACCTTGGCCGATACCTTTAGCGGCTGTACTAATAGCCGTGCCTGATGATTTGATGATGTTTGCTAGGCCTGTCATGAGCCGGGAAATTATGTCCTTAGACCGTCCCACGCCTTGCGCTGCCTGCCCCATTCCGTCAGCTGCATTTCTTCCGAAAATACCGAACGGATTGAACGACTGCAAGAAGCTGAACGCTTTGAAGCCTACGACAAGGCCAGCAAGAGCAGCAGCCACGCCTTGAATGATTGACGGGTCAAGGCTGCCGATGAAGTTCCCGACCGCCGCAACGACGTTGCCGATTACATTCGCGACGTTGCCGATGATAGTCCCAAGTGCGGACCATGCGGACGAGTTTCCTATACTTGTCACGATGTTGTTATAAGCCGAAACAAGGCCGTCTATGGCTGCCTTGGCTGCTTTCATCGCTCCTGTCTGGGCGAAAGCGTTGACGAAGTTCTTGACAATGTTTGCCCCTGCTGCGAATGTGTTGATTACAGCGCCTACAATGTTGCTGATAGTGTTCAGCCATGCGGTCTTTCCGCCAGCGCTAGCGAAGGCGTTCCCGACTGCGTCGATTGCACCCCGCACCGCTTCCATGGCTCCCGCCAGTTTGGCGCCGTTTAGGTCGTTGAAAATAGTCCCGAAGGCTGTCCGTATGTCCTGAACAATCTTCTCTACGTTGATACTTGACAGCGCTTTGTCTAGGTTGCTAGCCAGCGCCCCGAAGTCTACGCTGTCGAGTGCGTTCGTTAAGGCTACAACGGCCTTTATCCCGTGCTTGTTCACCACGTCGAAAGCTGGTAGCAGCTTATTTGTTAATGTCTCTTTGGCACCGTCAATCGCTTGATCAACGGTTTTAAATTCTGTCGCTAACTTGGTAAACTCGGCCGAGTTCCCGACCTTCTTTATCGCGTCAAAGAAATCGTTTGTGGCAATCTTCCCGTCTTGAACAGCCTGAACCATTTCATCGGTAGACATTCCCATTTCACGCGCTACGGCTGCGATACCTGCGGGCGTTTGCTCTAGCATGAGCTTGAAGTCCTGCCATGCGACCTTGGGCTTGGCTGCCATTTGGACGCCCTGCTGGCTTAATGTCTTCATTGCCTGTTGCGGGTTTTCCGCTGCCGCTGCCAGACCACCGAACCCTGTGACTAGCTGGTCGGTGCTTTCGATACCGACGGCCGCTAGCTGGCTGTACGTCTGCGCCATGTCGGACGCGCTGTAAATGGTCTGGGTTGCGTAGTCCTGCAGCTTGGCTTTTACTTGGCCGATTTCCTCCGCGGACTTGCCAAGCATTGACAAGTTACCCTCGAATGTCTTCCAAGCCTTCGTTGAGCTGGTAAGCTCTGTGGCAATCCCCGCCACGCCGTTCTTAATGCTGCCGAGCGCTCCTGTCAATGCGTTGCCGATGATGTTCGCGCCAAGCATTGATTTAAACATGCTGCCCGTCTTGCCTACCGAACCCGTCAGGCCTTCAAGTAGGGCTTTCAGGCCGCGCGTTTCGCTTCGGGCTTGTTGCCCGTCCATTGATACCTGTATCGTTACTCTTCCGTCTGCCATTGGTTACCCCCTTTCTACTCGTTAGGTAATTCGTATAATTTTTGTAGTTTGCGCATACGTTCGCGCTCCTTCTTGTCTTTGGTGTCTGACGGTTTCCAGCTCCTTATCTCCATGACCCGCGATAGCTTGGTGCTATCAGGCAGGCCAGCCAGAAGCGCGTTGAATTTCCGCCATGATAGGACGCCCTGCTGCTCTATCAAGTCCAGCCCGTAGGCTTGGAGGAAGGAAGCGAAGATATACTCGCCGTCGTATTTGAAGCTAAAAGGCGCCCTGTCCTCGTCGTCTTCGTCTTCGGTCTTTCTGCTAGGTAGCACGTTGCCCTCTAGGTCGTAGCGTGGTGCTTCGTCTATCGGACGCGTCACCTTGATATGCTCGTCGAACACCTGCTTGTAAACCTCGATGACTTCCTCGGCGTATAGGTCGTTGAAGTCCTGCGAGCCTGTAAGAAGTATCATTGCGAAGTAAGGTTTGCTGAGGTCTTCGATGTCGTCGTCCTGAAACATTTCAAAGACGCGGAGAACGTTGTCGAAAGACAGAAAAAGCTGGTATCGTTTGCCACGATGAACCAGCTCTTGAGGTATTGGCCGACTGATGTCGAAAGGCATTATTTCTTAGCCTTTAGCGCGTACTTTGCGAATACTTCGCTATTCACTCGGTCTTGGAAATGCGAGTTGATGAACTCGGCGATTAGTGCGTACTTTTCGGTATAGGTGATAACCTCTTTACCGCAAAGTTCATAGATTAGGTCGGCCGTTTCTTTGTCGAACAATGTCGTCAGACCCTTGTCAATCATTTGTTTCAAGATAACACGGTCAGCCGCTTCGTCCTCTCCTGTCATGCCCTTACGAAGTTCTTCGAGTTCTTTCTTGAGGTCTTCGAGCTTCTTCTGCGTCTCGTCCGAGATAGGAACCTCGCGAACTTCTTCGGCTGTGATTGGGATAGTAACGACCTTTGCCAGACTGTCACCGTCGAATAACGGCTTCATGGTCGACAAATTGCGCGCTTGTGCTGTTTCTGTCATGTTTTGACGTCTCCTTTTCTTTGCTGCTTATATAATACCAAAAGAAAAGGGCAAGGTCAAGACCTGCCCTGCTCTTTCTTCGATTATCCGCCGACTGCTTTCTCGACTGGCGCCTTGATGAACTTGATAGTACACTCGAACGCTTCGAACTCTGTCGCGTCGCCGTCTCCCGCCTTGATTTCGGACACGTTCGCAACCTGCGTCCATGTCTTCTTCTTGTCAGCAGATGTGACACGAAACCAAACCCGACGACCTTCGCCGATTTTGTATTTCATCGCTGCGATAAGAGCCTGCGCCTTGTCCTCTGCGTCGTAGAAGCCCTCAAACGAGAAGCCGCCAACAACTGACTTAACGATTTCCTCGGGCGTTCCGTCTCCGTCATAGAAGCCTGTATCGTCCGTTTCTTCATCGCTTTCGTCGTTGACTGTCTCGATGTACTTCGCTAGTTTGAGCCATTCCGTTGGCTCTGTTTCTGGGTTCTTAGGGTCGAATACCCCGATTTCGTGGACCCGTAGGGCGTTTTTTAATCTTGCCATTCGTTACTTCCTCCTTGGCTTTGTCTCGATGTACGCTGTGATGTTCAGCGTGTGAACGTAGTAGGCTTGTTCGTCCTTACCTGCGAACCCTTCGCGGCCGACATTCAAGCGGATAAAGTTGTAACTTCCGTCCGTGCTCGGCAAGTCCTCGACCTCTGAAAGTTCCTCGCATATCTTCCACAAGATAGCGGACGCCTTCTCGTTGTCTAGGCTCTTGCAGGCGAACTCGAACGGCAGGGACACTTCCGCCCCTCCGTCCATGAACTCCCGCTCTTTACGGCCTGTCGGTAGCAGGTTGACGACCAAGTCGTCGCCGTCTGCCTTGAAATAATCAAGGCGGGCCGTCAGCTCCAGCTCCAGCCCATTTACGAAGGTGACTAGCACCTCCTGAAAATTCTTGTTATTCTGCATAGCTTATCAACCCCTAATGCCTAGCGCTTCTATCGCCTTTTCTTTCCAGTCGTCCATGTGGTTCTGTTCTGCTTTCTCATACCACTTGGAACCTGTGCCTGCGGTGGTGTATCGACTGAACACCTGCCGCCCGTTGGTACCGTAGTATTGAGCCTTGGCGTAAACTGTTTGCCAGATTACGCTTTCGCCGCCGTTTCCGACGTGGCCGCTTGCTCGGAGGTCGCCGTCTAACATTGGGACGTACTGCTCACAATCTATCAGTATCTGCCCCGCGACTGCTTGCTTTGCTGCTCGCATTTGTGCGGGGGATATTTTGCGCTCAATGCCGCTAAGGTCAACGTTCGCCCGTATTCCCATCATTTAAGCTCCAGCTCGTAGGAGAACACGCGCCCGTTTAACTTATTAACGAGCCAGCGCTCGACTGTGTAAACGTTGCCGTCCTCGTCCGTGACCTTGGCGCCCTTCCAGTCGTCGTTGACTGTCACGGGCGTATATCGCGGATAGATGAAGGCGGTCGACGTATTGCTTACCGTCTTGCTGTTATTCGTGCCGTTCTCTCCCCTGCTGCGGTCAAGTCGGCAATACTTTAGTACTTTCGGTGCGGTGTAAGGTGTTTTCCCGTAGGCGTCGGTTTTGGTACGGTCAAGCAGCTCGACCGTCAGGACGCTGTCAAGTAGGCGCTTATCTATCATATACGGCCCGCGTCAAACCGTAGAAGCCGATAGAATTGAGGACAGCGATTGCGTCCTGCGACAAGTTGAAGCCTTTAGCTGCTGCCTTGCCTTCGTCCTTGTATGATACAGTCGTCCGTCCTATGTTAATGCTAGAATAGCTGCTGCGGTCTTCCGCTGTCATTATGCCCGACTTGTCGAGATAAAGCATTTGGAAGGCCATAGCCAGCTTGACGGCTGCCTTTCGGTTCTCTGGTTCGTTTTCTAGGTTGATGTGATGATAAAATGAGCGCGTATATAGGTCAATAGCTATGCGGGCGCGTGCTTCGAGCTGTGAGAAGCGACCTTCTAACCGGTCGAACTCCAGCGCGTCGTACTCGCTCTGTGTGATGTAGGCCACGTTGGCACCTCCTTTTCAAAAAAGGGGCGCTAGGTGCGCCCGTTATGCGTTGTCATGAAGGGCTTTCAGCTCGTCTACTGTCGCTCTTGAACCGTACTCGATACCTTTTTCATCGAGCAAGGCTTTGATTTCGTCTTTCTTCATGGCGTCAAGGTCGACGTCTCCGCTGACGTCACTTGCTGGCGCTGCCGTAGCGCCAACCTCGAGCAAGATAGGCGACAAGTCAGGAAAGGCCGACGTCATGCTTTCGTTAATAGAAGCCGCGCGGTCTTCGTCTAGCTCGAACTGGTCGCCTGTCAGGTAGTCAACGCCTTCGCGGACAAGTGACAAGTTGACCCGTGTCTCGTATAGCTTAATAGCCATAGACTGCTACCTCCCTTCTTACAATTCGGTGATTGTTCCTGTAACCTTGATGATAGCTTTCTTGTTATCTTCAAGCGTGTACTGTCCGCCCTTGGCTGCCGCTTGCAGCTCTACGCCGTCAAAGTCATTGCTTTCGATTGTGCGGGCTGTTTGAATACCGATGAATGGAATGACAATAGCATTAGGCACGAACAATGCGATTGTACCAGTTGGGAAGTTTGACTTCGCTTCTGGCTGGATTGTGAACCCTTTATACATAGTCACGCCGTTCTTGTCGATAGACACGCTAGAGCCTTTAGCTGCGGTGTTCGCTGCCATATCCACAATAGCGTTATAGATTTCTTGGCGAACGTAAACTGTAACGGGTGCGGTTACTTCGGTGTCTGTGAAGTATGCAGCCGCTTTGTTAAAGGTTTTCAGAATTTCTGCGTCTGTCAAGCTAGCAAGCGCAAGGTCTTTGCCTGCTGCGTCTGACAAGTGCTTACCGATACGGACGGAAGCCTTGCGGGTTTGCGCTTCTGATTGCAGCTTGAAACGGTCTGCGACTGCCGCGTTCAGGTCGTTGTTGACCGTGTGGCGGTCAAACCCTTCGCGGATTGCGAGCGTGTAGTCGTAGTCGACCTCGGTATCTTCGTAAATGACCTCTGTCAAGCTACCGAAACGGTTCTTGACGCCTGAACCGTCGCCGAAGACGTCGTTCGCACCTGTCTTGTACTCGCCGACAACAACGGGAACGCCAGAAGTCTTAACGCTGAACGCCTTCTTGTTTTGCTGTACGCCGTCCAAGATTTGAACGGGTGCAAGTGCTTGCGCGAATGCTGCGCGCGCTTGGAAAACAGTTCCGAGAATGTTTGCGTATTGCTTGGTATATACGCGTACTGGTTGGTTTTGGTTACCTGCCATGGTATCCCTCCTAATTTAGATTATTTGTAGCTATCAACGACCGCTTGGAACGGGTCGACGGGGCCGTTTCCTGCTCCGTCTGGGTTGCCCGCTGGTGTAAAGCGTGGCGTTGGTGCTGCTGGTGCTGGTTCGGCTGGCGCTGGGTCTGTTGGGAACAGATACGGCTTGCTTTCCTTGATACCTGCGACGAGTTCGGCGATGTCCGCCTTTCCGTCTTCCCCGAGCTTCACGTCGTCCGCTTTGATAAGCGACGTCAGGACCTCTGGGTCAATCGTGCCAGTATCACGAACAGCAAGAGCGATTGCGCTTGCCTTCTTGGTTGCCGCTAGTTCCTCGGACGCTGTCGTCTTGTAGCTTTCAAAGTCAGCCTGCAACTTCTCGAGTTCCGCTTTTGTGTTAGCGTCTGTCGTGCTGGCCGCTTTCAGTTCCTCGACTGCTTTCGTCTGTTGGTCTAGCTGCGACGTCAAACTGTCTTTCTCTTGCTTGACCTGCTCCAGCTCCGCTTTCGTCGCGTTTAGCGCTTTACCATGTGCCGCGAATACTGCGTCAACCTGTTCATCAGTCAAGCCAAGGGCTTTCAGTTCGTCTTTTGTCATGTCGTTTCCTCCTAGTCGTTGTTAAGCGGGACGACCCCCGCGAGATTTTCGACAATATCAGAATAGCACGGGAAAGCGTAGTATTTTTGCAATAAAGCCGCAAAAAAAGACGGGAGCCGAAGCGTCCCGCCTAGTTGAATACTTTCTCCCTCTGGTAGTCACGGTGTAGGAAGTCGTGCTGGTCGATAAGCGCCCTAATCTGCGCCTGTCGGTTCCGTACGGCTATCTTCTCGCGTTGTATATGGTCTGCGTCGCCTAGTACCTCGGCAACGTGTAGCCGCTGCTTATGGCTGCGTATGGAGCGTTCAAGTCCCCGCTGCTTGGCTTGTATCTTCTCGTTTTCCTTTGCCTGCTCTGGCGTCAGGTCTTTCAGGTAGTCGGGAACCTCTGGCATACTGTTTACGCCAATCACAAACGGCGTCAGGTAGTGGCCGCAATGAACGCCAAGGCAACCGCCTGCCGTTCCGTAGCCGTAGTCAGTTAGTGACAAGACCCGCGTCCCGTCCTTGGCTGTAAAAGCTGCGTCATACGTTACCAGCTTCCCTTGCAGCGGAGCGCACATTTCACGCGCTGCCGCCTTCATCGAGTAAAGAAAGGTATTCACGCCAGCTTCACGCGCTGCCCTCGTCCGCATTTCGTTGTATGTGCTGTAAACCGTGGTCTTGATGATTGCCCGAGCGAAAGCCGCTGCGCTCCACTCCCTGCCTGCTGCGTCGGTGAAACCGTGAAAGCCTTTGTCCGCCCACTTCATGACCGTATCAGCAATGGCCTTGTCTCTGGTCTTCGCACCGATTACGACCTCAGCGACGGCTTGCTCCACTATCTGCTGAAATCTCTTGCGTATTCCTGCGGGTAGTGTCGAGTTCGTCAGGTTCTCGAGTTCGCCCCGTGCCTGCATGGCGTAGGCTTGCAGGGCTGCCGTCACGGGGTTATACAAGCCCCTGCGTTCCTCTCCGAGCTGCTGGCGCGTGTCCTCGTATATCTTCAAGCCTTCGTTCTCGATGATATGCTCGAGCTGGTCGATAGCAACGCCAGAACGCCGAGAAAGTTCCTCGACGTTTTGACGGTTCAGCAGGTGCAAGCCGCTTAGTTTCTCGAGCTGCCAAAGGTACGGGTTTTCTTCTAGGTCTGCCCGTCCTCGCTCTTGCAGCTTGCGGATCATGGCGTCGAACATGTCGGACTGGAGCTGGTCGTATATCTCGGCCACGGCCTGCGCTTGTAATTCTAGCTCGCTGTCATTGCGCCATATTTGGCCTATTTTGCGCTTGTCGTGCTTCCGTGGTGTTGTCATACGCTGTCACCTCCTAAACCTCGTCGACGGCTCCCTGTGCGTCCTGCGATGCCTTCTCGTCTTCGTCCTCTCCGTCCGTCGTCGTTTGCTGCTGTTTGGTCTTGTAGATTTCTTCTTCAAGGTCTGGAAGCCGTGGGAGGTCACCGTCAATGACTGCAATCTCCTGCAGCGCTTCTTCTTCGGTCAGGTTGCGCGTCTTCATGATAAAGGTCAGGCGTGAGCAAGCACCTGCCGCGTACATTTGCGACCAGTAGTTTAGCTCGGCCTGCCTGTCGGTAAAGACGCCGTCGTCTAGGTCGACTGATACCTCTTCGACTGTCACGATGTGGCCGCTATACAGTCCAGCACCAGCCGCCAGCTCTAGGATTGAGACAGCAAGCTCCTTCAATGACTGCTCGACCAGCGTTACAAGGCTGTTTCTGGTCTGGTAAGTGTCCGAGTTCTCGCTTACGACCTCGGTCGCGGTCTTGATACCGTCGCCGTCGAAGGTAAACATGCCAGACGATACGCCGATAAGCATTTCAAAGAGTTTCAAGCCTTGGTTAATCGTCGCGATGTACTGTTCAGCGCGGATTGCTGTCGTTACATCGACAATCTGGTTTCCGTCCAGTCCTCCGCCGATAGCGACAAAGACGTTCTGGTCTGTGTCGAAGCGTTGGCGCGTGGTAACGTGGCCGTGCTCGTCTTGTACCAGCTTGCTGCGTGTCATGCTCTCGGGAACAATGACACGGCGCTGCCCCATGCGGACTTCCCACATGTACTCGTCAAAGGTTCGGTTGATAAAGTCAATCGTCGGCTTGGCGTTGTCGTAGATTGATAGACCTAACGGGCTGTTAATGTCCTTGTTGTTCATGCCTGCTGGCTTTAGGTAAGTAAACAGCGGGCGCGTGATACCTTCGACCTCGACAACCTCGGCCAAGTCCTCGTACAGTTCGGACAAGGCCACGCGTTCTCCGAGTGCGTCCGCCGTATCGGAACGGTATAGCTCGTTGGTAATCGTGTAAGTGTTGCCGCCGTCTGGCTTGTCCGCCCAATCGTGGAACTCTAGCAGGCTGTAATATTTGTACTTGCGACCGTCAGCGACGCGGGTCTTTGTCAAAATGGCTGCGCTGCTCACGTCCTGCGTGTTGGATTGCAGCGGGAAGAATACGGGAGCCTGTACAAAAGCCACGCGCACCCTGTCGTTGTCGATATACGGCCGCATAGCAAGGCCGCCAAGTGCTAGGCAGCTTTCTAGGTACCTCTCAAAATTCTTGTTGAAGCGGTCATCGTTGAGCGTCTTTTGTAGGAACTCGTTCGCCTGCTCGTCCGCTACCGTGATTTGCGCTTTCTCGTTGTAGACCAGACTTGCCAGCTTCTTCGCCGCCGTCCGTCCGATTGGTAGGTCGTTGAAAGCGCGGGTCTGCATGTCGCCGTCGCTGTTGAGGTAGTTGATAGGGTCGAACTCGCTCTTGAAGTATTGCAGGTTCGTCCTGATACGGTCGTACTCGTCGGCTGTTACGGCAATTCGTGGGTGTTCTGTCACGCTGTCAAGGCGTCCTGATGTGGTGTAGTTCGTCATGTGGTTCTTGCTCCTTGTGAATAGGTTTCGTATGGTCTGAAATAGTCCCATGGTTTGATGTCCTCCGTTCGTTAGACCATAAGGCCGAGCAGCTTCGCATTGTCAAGGCAGAAATACTTGAAGGCGTCGCATGTGTGGTCGTCCTCTTTAATGACCCGCGGGTCGTCGGTCTGTAATGTCTTCTCGTCGTATCGGTAGCGCTGGTGTTCGCTGATAAAGACTGCGTTCTCTGGCGTGTCGAGGTAGTAGAAGCGGCCGCGTGCAAGCAGCGACTGGACGACCTCAATCATCGTTGAGTTTTTCGCCTTGGCGACGGGGTTCCAACGTACGCCCCAATCAAGAAAGAACTGGTTACGCAACGCACCCTCGGCGCTGTCTATCGTGTACTGTATGACTTGCACCCTGTAACGCTCTACGACACGGCGCGTGAATTCTCTGACGTCCTGTGATAGCTGGCTGGGTGCCTTCTTGTTCACCTGCCCCGCTGGGCTGTAGTAGTATGTATCAAGTAGAACGACGTTAGCCTTAGCTGTTACGCCGAGCGCAAGGCAGGCCGTGGCTGATTGCATGTGTCCGCCGTCGAGTGCGAAAGCTACGCCGACCAGCGGGTCGTCTGGTTTGAGCTGGTCGAGCGCGTGAAAGGTCGTCATGTTGTAGACGTTGTTCCCAAGGCCGACCGCTTCGCCTAGATAGATATAGCGGTAGTAGTCGAAGTCGTTCGCCTTGACCCTCTCGATGTCTTCCAGCATTTGCTCCGTCACAAACCCGAGCTTGTCGTCTAGGTAGGTGGAGCTGTGGCAAAGGTAGCGCGGGTCTGTCTTCTTTTCCTCGTACCAGCCGTTTATCCAAGCGTAAGGGTTGCGCGGCGGGTTATACGACCAGAAGAAGCGAACGAACGGCGCCAGCCTGTGCTTCTGTCTCATAAAGGTGATGTTCGTTTGGTCGAACTCCTCGGCGTTCGCGAACTCGGCCGCTTCCTCGTACCAGACCGCGACGATGTCCTCAATGTCGTTTGATTTGAGCTTCTGGAAGTCGTCCTGTCCGTAAAAGTAGAACGTCGAGCCTGTCTTTTTGTGCTTGACCTTGAACGGGCTGACCGTGTCCGTGAAGCCGTCAATGACCCCGAACATACGCAGCGCCCATTTAATCTTGTTAAACACGCTGTCGCGGATAGTGTTCCCGACTTTCCGAATGACAACGACGTTCGCCCTCTCGCCTATCCTGATATACCGTAGCATGATATAGACGCATAGAAGGGCGATAACGGACGACTTGAAGCTGTTCCGTCCGCCTTTGAGTACGTTGTAGGGTACTTTGGTCTTCCATACGTCTTTAAAGTGCGGGTTCACGTTCTTCTGTACGTCAAAGCTCATTCACGCACCCCCTTCGGGTCACGGTCTAGGTTCTTCCCTGACGTCTTGTCGGCCAAGTCACGCGCCCTCTTGACCTTCTCGGCTGCTGCCAGCTCGTCGTCCTTCTCGGCTGCCTTGGCTTCCTCGATGTTGTCGAAGTCGTCCGCCCATGCGTCGATGATATAGATTGCGTCGTCTGCCGTGATGTCCTGCGTCCGTAGCGCTTCGATTTCAAGCTGCAGCTTTTCGATTTCTGCTTCTAGCTTGCGCGCTTCTGCTTCGGTCTTCCGCTCGAAGGCTGGCGCCATTTTCCGCCACTTGTCGGGTCTGCGGTTTTTCAACCAGAAGACAATGGCTGTTGTGTCTGGTGGTACTTCGTTCTCGGTCACGATGATACGCTGCGACTTCTGGCCCTTGGCATTTACGTTGATGAAGGTCTGCTTGTTCTGTGACTTGTACCCGAGGGCGCGTTTGAGTAGGGCGTTTTCGACTTCGAGGTCTACAACTTCGCAACCTTTTTTTAAAGCTTCGGAAATCTTTTCGGACTTCGCTTTCCAGCCCGAGACTGTCGTCGTAGCGCAGCCGATATTCTTCGCGATTTGTTCTTGCGTCAATCCGTTGCGCGCCCAGCCTTGCAGCAGCGTCAGCTTGTCGTCTGTCTCCCAATCCGTCATACGGACGGGACGGGCTTTCTTCGACCCTGTCGGCTGCTTCGTGGCCTTCTTCGCTGGCTTCTTTGCTGCCATGCCTTGACCTCCTTTCGTCAGTTGATTTTAACCGCCTTGTCTCCCGACACCTTCTCCCAACGTCGGATAATCACGTCGACATACTGCGGGTCGAGTTCGTTCATGTAACAAGTGCGGTTCAGTTGCTCGCAAGCGATAAGCGTCGAGCCGCTGCCGCCGAATACGTCCAGAACGTTATCGCCTTTTCGCGTCGATGTCTTTAACATAAGGCCGACAAGATTCAGCGGTTTAGGTGTTGCATGTTCGCCTGTATCTTCGCGTTCTTCTTCATCGGTACGGTTAAAATGCAATACGTTGTTAAAGTTCGTGTGTGTTGCGTCAAAGAAAGCGCGGGTCGCGTTGTATTCCTGTCTTGCTTCCTCGTACTTTTTCATGATTTCCTTGTAATCGACGTCCCACTCGTCGCCGTAGTAGTCGGCTATCTTTTGGAAATGCTCGGCGGGTATAAGCTGCCATTGTGACTTGGTAAACCAGTGCTGATACATTCCAGCGCCTGTTATCTCTTTCGCCTTCTTCGCGGTAAGTCCCACGCGCTCGGCTGCTTCTGCTAGTGGCTTCCTGATTGCTTCGTAGCCTTCAAAGTAATTGTCGGCGTTCGTGTTGAAGCCTTGGACGCCTTTCATGACAAACAAGCACTTTTCGTCTGCGGTCGGGTACTTTCTGGTTAGCTTCGCCATTTGTCCTTGTCCGCTTCCCTTGTCCCGTGTCAAAAGATTGCGGAAGGTGATTTGCTGTTCCTCCTTCATCGGCCGCAAAATATTGCTGTATAGGTCCATGAGTGGTTCGTCTATGCCCCAGCAATACCAGCTACCAACTTCTTTCATCGCGTCGAATGTAATCGGTACCCACTTCTTGTTAAACTCGAGCAGGTCGTCATAATTTAGGTTGTCGTTCTGGACGCCGTCCTTTTCCTTCTTCATTCCATACGGCGGGTCTGTGTAGACTGTGTCAATCTTCGCACCGTCTAGGAGCTTTGCGATGTGTTCGCGGTCGGTGCTATCTCCACAAGCCAGCCTGTGACGTCCTAGTTGGAAGATGTCGCCTGCCTTGATTGATGTATCTTTAAGCTCGAGGTCTGCGTCGTCTTCTTCGACTTCTTCGTCGTCTGTCAAAAGGTCGTCTGCGATGATAACGGGTACTTTCTTAATGCCGAGCCGCTTTGCTGCTTTTAGGCGCGTGTGTCCTGTTACGATTTCCCCGACTGCGTCAATGACGATTGGAACCTTAAAGCCAAAGTTCCTGATACTCTCGGCCACGGCTTCGACGGCCTGCTCGTTGTCTCTCGGGTTGTAAATGTACGGGACGAGGTCGTCCGTATTCATGTATTTCAGCGTTACTTTCTCGCTGGTCTGCGTCATGCTTCTTCTTCCTCCTGTAAACGACAAAAGACGCCACGCGGGCGCCTTTCTGTTTGAGCTGATACTATCATTTTATCAGATAAAGCGCGGTATTTTTGCACGTTTAGCCGCTTCTATGCCGCGGATTGAATAGTTCATCGCTGAATTCCTCGAGCCATTCCTTGACCCTGTAATATGCCGTGCGCTCGCTTACGAACATATAGCGCGACGCTGCGCCTATCAAGTTAATGCTGCGATAGACGTACACCTCCTTGATTGCCGTGAGCAGGGGCGCGTCTGTGCGCTCTGTGATGTCGTCTAGCGCTCGTTTGATAGTCAGGTACTTTGATAGCTTCGTGTCGTTCTCTTTGGCTACCAGCACGCGCTCTGCTTCGCTCTTGCGGCCGTTCCCGCTGCGTTTAATGGTCCCGTTTGCGTCTGTCGCATGGTAGGGGCTTTCTAGTGTCTCTATCCTGTCCGCGATGTGCTGCTCTAGTATTGTACGCTTCGGGTTCCTGCTGTCTCTCTTGTAGTACCAGCGAAGCCATTCGATTTCTTTTCGGTAGACTGTATCAATCCGAAAAATTTTTTTCTGGGTCATTGTGTCAGCTCTCCCTTTTTCGTTGTGTTATTGCTGTTTATATTTTAGCAAAAAACCCGTATCTTGTCTACGGTATAGCAAAAAAGGGCGGGCGCTGCTGCCCGTCCTCTCTTGTCTGGTTAATATCGGATAAAGTCGATAGTCGCTGCTACGGCTGCCGCTGTATGTGCTGCGAAAATCAAGTATATAAACGTGTACCGCTTTTCGTCTATTGCTCTCTTCTGCTCTATGCAGCTAGCGACGACGTAAAACAATACTGCGATGACTATGACCGCCTTCTTAAAAATTTCCATTCGTTCATCTCGCTTTCTTCTTTCTGTGGTTCTTGCGCGTATTTTTCAACTTCCAGCGCGGAGGGTGTTTCGGTGTTTCCTGTACCAGCTTATGCAGACCGAGCAGCTTCGCGAGCGCTGTTGCTTCTTCCTCGGTGCTTGGCTTCAGTCTGATTTCGATTTCTCCTTGTACGTCTTGCGTAAGGCTGCTATACCGTCCGTCGTCCTCGATGTCGACGTCTTCAAGCTCTGTTGCCGTGCCGCTTAACTTCGAGGTGTTCCCGCCCTTGGCTTTTATAAAAAACGCCTTGCCTAGCTCTGAGATTGCGTTCGCCGCTTCTTCTGCTTTCATAAAAGAGCCAACTCGAAAGTCTGGGGCTTCTTCTGGCTCTGTCGGACCTGTTCCGTATTCCTCGATGATACGCTCATACGCTTCGCGGAGCTGCTTCGCGGTCGGCGCGATGATATGTTCGAGCTGGTGGCCTACGGGTGGAATGTTGCTGATGATAACCTTGTGGCCGTATAGCGTCAGGTCTTCTGGCTTCTTGTCTGTCTGCGTCTCCTTGATAAAGTCTTCTGCCGCTTCTGCGGTCGTATTGTAAGGTTCTAGCCCGTTCTCTCGACGCTGCAAGTTGATACATTTGAGCTGGAAGTATTCAAGGCTTCGCTGCTGGATCAAGTATTGACGGTGTTCGCTTGCAAAAGCTGCGATGGCTTTCTCGTACTTCTTGCGGTAGTCATTCGCTTCGTCCGTCTGGTCGCTCAGCCACTCGGTCGTTTTCGCTAGCTCGTTTTCTAGCTCGTCCTTTTCATTCAAAAGCTGATGATAGCCGTCCCGCCAGCCGTCGCGGTCTTGTAGTAGTTGCATGAAGTTGCTCATTGCTTGTTCTCCTTTGCTTTCAAAATAATATCTGCCGTCTCATTGAACGGATAGTCGGCAAGGTAGGTGTACCCGTTAGATAGCACGACCTCGGAGCAATCATCGCTATTTTCAAACGGTGTAACGATTGATACGTCGTCGACATTCACCAGCGCTTGAAACGTGCCGAAGTCGTCTATATCAATGCACCTAATTTTCGTAAATGTTGCCATGGTTCCTCCTTGTCAAAACATGCTGGCGCAAGGCATTGCCATTATTTCCAGCTTGTAGTGTCCCTTCTTGCCGCTTACGCCGCCATATCGGAAAACAGTTTCTAGTATAACGCGGTTGTTATCATCTACCCAAACGCCCGCGTCTGTCAGGCCGTCTATTAAGGCCTTAAACGTCGGGTATAGGTTCGGAGGGTCTACGTCCTGCCGCGTAGGCGGGTAGACGGTGAGAATGAGCCGCGCTGGGTGTTCTGCCGTGTACGGGTCAAACACGCGCCCGCTCTCTTGATAAGCTGCCAGCGCTCGGAGCTTCTGCGTCGTCTCCATTCTCGCGAACCTGTTCAGTCGGTCGTTGCTGTTTAGGACCATGTTCTGCTTGCGGTTCTTCGTGTTCCGCGGCAGGTAGTATGTGAATTTTTCGATATTAGGCATATAGTACCCTCGCAACCTGTTTCAATTCCTCGGCCTGCTTACGCGGCAGGCGGTAAGCTGCCAGCAGCTCGAAGACATCATCGAAGATTTCCCCGTCTTGGTCTTTGACGATTGTCAGCTTTGGCTCGTCTTCGCAAGTGATAGACGCCGAGAACGTCGCGCGTCGGTTCGTGGTGACGTACCCCTTGCTCAAAGTCGGGTAGGTCTTGACGCCGAAAAGCTCGAGCGGTTCTTGCTGGTAGTAGCCTAACTTGCGTAGCGCGTGCTTAACGTTTGCTTTCATCGCTCCCCTCCTTTTTCCTTGATTTCATCGAATAAGTCGACATATACCAGCTTAAGAGCCACGAGCGCGCCCGAAGCGTGTTCGTGGTTGTTGTGCGGTCTATAAGCTCCGATGTACTTCTCGACACGCTGCAGCGCATATCGAAGACCGTCGACGTACTCTGCGCCCTTCTGCGGCTTCTGGTCGATTTCCTCAACGTTAAACAGCGTGATTTCCTCCGCTGGCTGTTCTGGACGCTGGCGCTGGTTCTTCGCTACTCGAGCGACTTCTGCGCCGCTCTCGACGTGCCGCCATTTGGCCTTGATAGTTCCGACCTGTACGGCCAAGGCTTCCGCGATTTTCTGCGCTACCGATTTCAGCGGGGCGCTTTCCATGCGCTCATAGTTGGATAGGCTGCCGTGGCTTATGCCGACTTTATCCGCAAGCTGCTTGCTGGTAAGCCCTCGCTCCTTGCGCAAGTACCGAACGACCGCGCCGTCTAATAGAACGCGCTGCCGCGGTATGTTATAGCTTATTTCGTATATCATTCTATACCCTTCTTCCTGCCTGTATTCAATTCTTTTCCGCTCTCGTAGCCCATAAGGTAGGCTATCGGGTCGCCGCACTCTGGCACGTTATCCTTTCTGGTGTCTGTGATACCTCCGTCTTCTAGTGCCTTGTGGACTTCCTGCGGCACAATTACAGCAAGCGCCAGACTTTCGTCTTGTCGTTTCTGCTCGTCGAATTTATCCATAAGTCCGACGATGAAGCCCTTTCGGTAGTAAACTAGCGCCTTGCCTGATAGCTCGTAGTATTTCCCGCGCTGGCTCATGTGGTGCGCTGCCATGTGGTAGACGTCACGCGCCAGTTCTGCGTCTTCCTTGTATCCGTAGAAATAAATAGCCTTGCTATCGCTTACAGATACACAAGCGAAGTTATTCGCGATAGTGGCTGATAGCTTTCTGTCCCACCAATAGAGGACGCCTTTGCGAATGACTTCGACCTCTACGACGTCGCTTGCCTTGGCTGTGACGTCCCCTTCTGCGATTTTGTGTTTTGCCATGAGCTTCTGAGCCAGCAGGAAGGCCGTCTGGCCTTCTGCGTCGTCTGGTGCGTCTGCTGCTAGTTCTAGCAGGTTGCGAACCTTTTCCTTGATGTCGTCCGTGTTACTCATGGCTTACCTTCTTCTTGCAACGTGCCAAGAACTCGTCCGCTGGAACCTTGAAGTCTTGCGCCCATGGTGCCATGTTGTCAAGTTCAATTTCCGTGAATGTCTGCCACTCTTTGTCGCTGCTCAAAATTGCATGATAGGTGCGCTTCTGCGGCGCTGCGACTATCTCGTCCTTCCCGTGCTTCTTGACTAGTAAGAAGGCGCTCTGCTCGTGTTCTCCGTGCGGGAATGGAACGAAGTAACGCTTTTCTTTTACCATTGTGAAATCCCCTGTATTCCAAGCGTGAGTAAACGCGTGCATATTCTCGTCAGAATATTCAATCCAGCGGATAGTCTTGTCAGTTTCTGGCAAAAATCCCTCGCGCATGATTTTGATTGCTGTTAGTAGCTTACAATTAGACCGCTTGACTTCTTTCAGGTTTTTTAAACCGGCCATTGCTGCGATTGCATAACTAGGCAGCTTTGGCTCCTTGAAATACTTGTCGACAAAAACCTCCATTTCAACAGAAGCGTCCGCGTGGCGTCTCTCGGTAGTCACCGTTTGCGGTAAACCTGTTACGATTATCTTTTGACCTCGTTTTAGTGTCAGGACCTCATTCAAAAAGTCGTTGTCTGCTGTTTCAGATAGTAGTTTTGCTTTAAATGTCGCCATTTAATACCCCCCGCTGGCTGATAGTCCAGCTTCTTTCTGCAATGCGCTGTAATCGAGCATGAGCGCCGTTTTATCACGGTTTAGCTGCTCGATTTCCTTTTCTTGTTTCGCTAGCTGCTCCTTTTGGCCTGCTGCTATCAGTGTCAAGCTGACAATCAGAACGACGGCCGCAAGCTCTAGCGTCAGGCGTAGGATCTTAACGACTGGTAGCTGTTTCATCTGTAAACCTCCTTGCGTTGTCTAGCTGGGACGACATCGACGCCGTTTGCGACTGTCTTCTCGATGTGCGTCATGGTTACTGTACCATGGCCGACATCTGGGATTGCGTAGTCGTCTTTTAGCTGCTTATATTTGCGCTTCCAGCTTTCAGCCCGTCGGTATTGACGGTCTAGGGCGATTGTAGCTAGTACCGAATAGCCGAACACGGCCAGCGGTAGGGTTAAAAGTAAAAGCTCATTCATTTTCTGTATCTCCTTTTTCAATGGCTTCGTCAATAATTCTGATAGCTTCTGCGACCATGTCCTGAATACTAAATAATACCATTTTACCGCGGTATTGGATAATAGGCGAAGCGGCTCCAGCTAAGCTGATGTCGATAGGCTCGCCGTTTTCTTGGTTCTCGCTGTCTGCGATGTGTAGCCGCATTATCAAAGTTTTATCGTCTTGTAGTTTTCCTTGTACCATGTTTTTTATATCCCTTTATTGTAAAAGGCGGAGCGGTAAGCCCCGCCGTGAATGGTTAGAATGGCAGGTCGTCGTCGCTTATATCCATGACGTTCGTTGTGTTGCCCTGTAATAGCGATGTCTGTTGTACCATTGGTTGCTGTTGTTGTTGCGGCGCCTGCTGCTGGTAACCTTGTTGTGGCTGTTGCTGCTGATACCCGCCCTGTCGCGGTGCTTGTTGGTAGCCTTGCTGGTATTGCTGTTGCGGCTGTTGCTGCTGATACCCGTTATTGTAGCCGCCTTGTTGCTGTTGTTGGCCGTATCCGCCGCTATATCCGCCTTGTTCTTGTTCTTGCTGGCTGTTCGGGTTCGGGTCCAGATACTCGACGTCTCGGACATCAATCTCTGTCACATACACGCGCTGGCCTTGCTGGTTCTCGTAGTTGCGCGTTTTAATTGACCCTACGACTGTTATCCTGCTACCCTTACGCGTCCAGTTTGCGAGGTTTTCGGCTTGTCGACCGCTGATAGAACACTCGATGAAGTCCGCGTCGCGCTCTCCGTTCTGGTTCTTGTAGTTGCGGTTGCAAGCGATAGAGAAGCCCGCAAAGGCTCGGTTTCCGTTTGGTCCTTGGTGCCAGCGCAGCTCTACGTCTCGCACTAGCCGACCTGTTACGATTGCTAAGTTTGTACCCATGTTTCCCTTCTTTCTAGTTTTGTTCCAACTTTTTCTCGCCTTTTATCGTCTCGATTTTAAAGATAACCTCAAGCGTCTTGATTTCTAAATCGTGTAAATCAGCTATTTTTTTCAAAAATTCGCTATCTTTGTCTTTATAGTCGCAACGAGAAGCGAGTTCTGGCTCAAAGCAAAAACCGACTTTCGAAGAGTTCAAATCTATATGTTCCCCGATTTTAGAACTGGTTATTGTTGATAGGAACATGCCGTCTTTATTCTGCAAAATGCAATATTTTTTTGTTTTTATCACGTTTGACCTCCTGCCCTTCTTTCTATTCGCACTCGGGAGCTTCTTCGTCGCTCTCGTTTAGCTTCTCGCCGACTTTTGCCAGCATTTCGAGAAATTCGCACATTTCGCTCTTGCGGTCTTCCTTCGGGTCGTACTCTGGTGCTGGTTCATCTTCAAGTGTTTTGACTTCCATCTTGACTTCAAGTACCCGAATATCTAAGCCGTAGAACTCGGCTGTCTTCTTCAAAAGCTCGCTGTCCTTGTCTTCGTATCTGCAACGCGCTGCATATTCTGGTGCGTCACAAAATTCGACGTTCATAGATAGCAAGTTAAAAGTATCGTTCAGCTTCTTATTGCTGATTGTTTCGAGAAACAGACCTTTTTTGTTCTGTAAGATGCAATATTTTTGTGTTTGTTCCACGTGGGAACCTCCTTATTTCGTTTTGTAGGTTATCTACTCTTTAAGTTTACCTCATTCCAAGAAACTTGTCAAGTGTTTTGTTAAACTTTTTTTGATTTTTTTCAACTTGTTCGCCAGCGGCTCTTTTTTCTTCTTAGGCCACGGCTTCAAGAACGGTTTCTTTTCTGGCTTGCCCGTCAGGCCGACGCCGTACGCGAAGGCTTCGCGGAAGTCTACGCCCTTCTCTTGGCATACCGTGTTAAGCAAGAGGACGCGTTCGCCGTATCTGGTACTATTCGCCTTCAAAAGTCGCCAATAGACAAGGTCAAGCGGCGCATTTTGGACGATGTCCTTATCTGTCGGCCGCCATTGCTCGATACGCTGGTTAGTGTTGTATGTGATAGCAGATACAGCCATGCTTACCAACAGCGAGCCGAGCGCGTGCGTTAGCTGCTCCTTGCTTGCTCCTTTTCGTGCCAGCGATACAAAGTTCGCTGTCTCTTGCATGACGTCTATAGCTGCGTCAAACTTGCCGCCGCCGCGTGGCGGGAGGGCTTTCGCCCTCTCGATGATTTCGTCGTACTTCATCATAGCAGCACCGCTTCTTTCTGCTCATACTTGACGCCGTTTGCTTCGAGCCACGCTTTAAGCTCCCGAATTTGGCCGACGTCCTCGAATGTCATATCCAGAACAAGACGGGCTGGCTGCTTCGTAACTTCTGGAATTGGATCTGGTGTTGGTTCCGCTGGTACGTCTTCCATGACCTCGCCTGTCTCGCTATCTACCACCGAATATCTTCCAGCAGCTTCTTGCTCCGCTTTAGCGCGTAGCTCCTCGAGACGCGCGACCTCTGCAGCTTCTCTTGCTGCCTGCGCTTCACGTTCTGCCTGTGCGGCCTTGTAGTCGTTCGTGATAGTTTGTAGGACTTGTGGTAGCGTCTGGCCGTTGTCAAACAAAGTCAGGTAAGGCGCAGCGATTAGTCCGTTACCTTCTGCCATTGCTCGCACCGTCTCGCGACCTTGTGCGATTTCTTCAAGGCGCGCAACCTCTTTGTCAAAGATTTCGTTTATTTGTCCGATTGCTTTCGTTGTCAGCTCGAACTTGTTCTTCTTGAAATGCTCCGCGTTCTGGAAGTCTCCGTGGTATTGCTCGAAGTCCTTCGGGTCTAGGTTGCTAGCTTCTGAAAGCTGCTTGAATACATTCGCGACAACTGATAGACGGGTAGCCTTGACGTTCTCGTCGTAGTCGTTGACCTGCTCCTTGATTTGGTTTCGCGTGTCAATGACGGGCGCCATAGCCGCGTCATACTCGCGCTTGAAGTTGTCATACGGAGCTAGGACCTCGGCGCGGGCGTCCTTGCGCTTGCGCTCAATAGCTTCAATGAACTTGTTTAGCTTGGTTAAGACTTTTCGGTCGTCGCTGACCGTCGCTGCTGTTACGACGTAGCCGTCGTAGTAGCTCGCTACTTCCTTCACGGATTCGGCAAAGGCTTCGCCCTGTCCTAGAGTGACTACCGCGGGTTTTACTGTAATTCCCGCGTTTGTGATTTGTTCCAGCGCAGCTGGTGTTGCTTGTTTTGTTGTCATGTGTGGTTCTCCTTGTGCTAAATGTTGTTAATGTCAAAGTCTTGTCTGCCTGCTTCCTGCTGGCCTTCTGGTTGCTGTTCCTGTTCTGCTGCTGGCGCCTGCTTCTGGATTGCTAGCGCGAGCCATTCCTCGAGCCGTCCGACGCACCAGTCGAAGTTCGTCGCGAATACCGCGTCTAAGCTAGGCGCTCCCAACTCTTTGAGCAGCGCGCTTTCTACCTGCCGCGGTTCCCTGCCGCTTGCCTTGGCTACGTTGTCAATTCGTTTTGCTAGGTTCATGACCTGCTCTTGCGTCAACGTCGCTGGCGCTTCTGCGTACTGAAAGGCGTCGACGTCTTCCTCGCCCATTGCGAACAATCCCTGCGCCGCATACTTGCGGGCGTAAGACGAAACAGCTCCCGACCATTGCGGCACCTGCATTTGGTCCGCTCCTTTTCTGGTCTTCGGTACTGTGCCGAGTTCTGCGAAAGCTGTCGCTTCTTCGATTTCCTCGTCGCGTTTGGCCTGTGCCGTTGCTTTCAGGAACACGCGCCCGCCTATCTCGAAAAGGTCGTCCGTGAATTTAAGCGACCAGCCGCTATTCAACGCTTTAAAGTGCGTTGTGATGTCCTCGACGTTCCGATACGAGAACGATATACCTTGCTTGAATTTCTTCCCCAGCTGCATTTTACGTTGCAGCTGGTCGAATGTCAATTTTTCAGTCATGCAATACCTCCGCGGGTTCGATTGCATACAAAAAGCCTGCTAAGTCCTTTCATAGTCTCCCCCGTTACTCCATGCGCCCGAGCATTTCTGCCCGAAGCGCGTCCTTAGCCCCGAAGACTATCTGGTCTTCTGGTACCCCGTAGAAGTTCGCGAACTTCTCGCGCATGTAGCTGTTCATCGTGCCAGCGTTGCGCTCGTATCGCAGAACTCCTTGTCTGTCTAGCCCTACCACTTCCGCTACTTCTTCTGCTTTTAGGCAGAAGTTCGAGCGTAGGCCGTAAAGCGTCCATTTCTTCTTGTTTCCTGTCATTGGTTCCCCTTTCTCCTTGATGATACAAGTATAACTCGATTGATTTTGATTGTCAATAGTTTTTTAATATTTTTTCAAATTATTTTTATTTCAGCATTTTCGCTGCGATGTCAGTCTGCCAAAAGTCCACGCGCTTGAGCGATTGGAAAAGCTCCTTGATGTCTGCGCGCTCCTGCTGCTGCTCTGGCGTCAGCTCTGCGCCGCTGTTTAGCTTCATCAGGATAAGTTCGCTTAGTCTGCGACTGTACTTTTCTAGCCGCTGGCTCTGCTCTGGCGTCATAGCCTGCTCATTCTTCTTGATGATTTCCTGCTTGCGTCGACCTTCTACCGCCCATTCTGGCATATTGCCGTTAGTCTGTGCAGGCTGCTGCTGGTTAGCTGCTGGCCGCGGAGTTGCTTCGTTCAAGTAGCTTTCAAACTTGGTAGAAAATAGCGTCATAGGCCGCAAGTAGCCAAGCATTTCTGGCTTATGGAGCCATTGGGAGCTTTTAACGTCTATCACGGTCTTAAACTGTTCTAGCGTGTATCCCTCGTTCCAGCGTGCTTTTATCAGTCTCTGCGTTTCCTTGGTCTTGTGACTAAATGATTTGCCCGCTACTTGGTTCAGACAAGCGATGATTTCCTCGTATGGAGGTGCGGGACGCTTCGACGAAGTCGGAGCAGATGTCGAAGCTTGCTCGACATTATTTATAATATAATCTCTAGTCTCTAATCTCTTATCTCTATTCTCTGTCGTACATTTGTACGCTTTGCCTGTGGATAACTCTTGTACCCCTTGCGGCTCAACGGTTTGCGAGTGGTCGCTTTTTTTGTTGCAAATGTCGTACATTTGTACACCCTTGCTATTTTCGCCATCTTCTTCTAGTGGTAATTTATTCAAGTTAGGAGCTGGCAGCTCGTCGACTTCCTGCTCGGTCTGCAGCGCTAATTTCTCGGCTTGTATCTTCGCACGATAGAGCCGTACTCGGTCCGCTTCGTCTGATGATTGACCGACGAAGTTCTCGACGTCCAGCATATACATTGCCCCGTTATCCAGCACCTCCAAAAGTCCCAGATTGCGAAAGGCGTCAATAGCTGACTTGACGACGCCGACCGAGTGGTGTGTGAGAGTTGCCAGTATCTCGGGCGTGTATGGTATCACTCCGCGATACATGAGCCGCCCGTCGCTCTTTAGGCTGCGCAGGTACAATTTCATCAAGATATTGCAGTATAGATAGCCGTCTGGCATTGCTTCGAGTATCTGGATTTCTTCACGCTCGAAAAAATCATCTTTCATTTTTAGGTAGTAATAATTCTTGCCCTTCTTACCCACGGTCACCCTCCAAGTCTTTCAGCTTTCGCCAGCTAGGCGTCCAGCATATATCCGCTATGTCAAGGCCGAAGTATTCGGCTATGACCTTCTTGTTTTCCTCTTGCGGCTCTGCGCCGTATTCCCATCGCTGGATCGTGGCTTTGTGAAATGACAGCTCGTCCGCAAGTGTTATCTGCGACAAGCGTCGCTCACGTCTTAGGTCGCGTATGCTCTTTTTCTTCATCGGCGCCCTCCGTCTGATAAGAGGGTTTCCTCTTTGACGTCAACGGGTACGCAGTAGCACTCCCAAGGCTGCGAACCGCGTCTGGTGCCTGTATGCTCGGCAAAGGTAGCCATGTAGATTTGACCGTCTACGTCGTTGCGGATAATTCGCCCCGCGACCTTTTCAGTCGCCACCTTTTGCCAATCGAGAAGCGGAGCTGATTCTCGAAGGTCTTCTGTAATTGTTAAGTAAAAATGTTTCATCGTGTACCTCTTTCTATTCCCAATCTTTCGTGTCACGCGGGTTTAGTTTCTCCCGTTCTCCGTCCGTTACGCGCTCGACTTCTACACTCCACCAGCTCATAGCCAGATTGATTTCTTCCAAAACCTCCCCGACTTCTGCGAATGTCTCGCATTCGTCAAAATCTGGATAGCTAAAACTTGGTGTGTCGTTTTCAAACAGCCAATCAAAGATATTGGCATTTACCGCCAGCGCGTCCCGAACCTCTAGGAAGTTCGCAAGACCGCTTGCGATTGTGGTTTCTTTGCCTTGGTTGTTCTCGATGATTTGATATTTTGCCATGTTGTTACCTCTTTTCCTTACTTGCTAAATACTTTCACGCTGAAAATAGAAACGAATTTCCCGTGGTCGAATGTGTTGACTTCCAGACGCTCGCGGCCAAGGTCGAAAGCGAAAAGGTTGGTGTGGATTTTCTCCCAATCTTTAGCGAAGCCGTTGAAAGCTGTTACTGTGCTAACATATCCTAAAAGTTCCTTTCGTCCGCGGTATTTCTTCTTGTGGTTTCTAGTTGCGTCCAGAACGGCAGCGACGCGGTCGGAGTATGATTGCTCAAGGTCTTCGATTTCATTCCATGCAGCTTTTAGAGCTAGCGACCAAGTCGGCGCGTCGATTTCGTGCGCCCGTGCCATAACGTCGGCATGTGTAAATTTCCGTAGTTTCATGTTGTTTCCTCCTGCCGTTTTTCGGCTTGTTTATTATTTATGGTTTAATTATACCGCATTGAATTTTCTTTGTCAAGCATTTTTGCGAAGTTTTTTAAATTATTTTTAACTTTCTTTTTTGCAATAAAAAACCTCCCGCATGGCCAACGGGAGGAATACAGAAAGGAAACAGTCGCGATAGCGAGGTAATAACTACCGCGACCTTTTGGCTAAGTGTTGGTAAGTCTATCTATGAAACGTGATTGCTGGTTTTTGATTTTGGTATAAGGAGAACCCAAATTTGCGCCTTAGCCATACGCACCCTAATCATAGCATAAGGCGGCGCGTGCGTCAATAGGACAGCAAAAAAAGCTGGCGGAGGGCCAGCTTTCAGTAATGGAGATTATTATGAAAAAGTTTCATCAGTCCTTAGCAGGACAATTATAGTTTAGCACTTCGCGCGCTGGTTGTCAATACTTTTTTAAAAAATATTTTGATTTGTTTTAAACGCCATAAAACGCGTTTTACGCCCTTGTTTTTGTTTTCTGGTATAACAAGACGCGAACCGTCCTAAAATCGAAAATAGGCCGCTTAATTTGCGTTTAAACAACATTGCAGGCGAAAGAGAAAGCCGCGAAGAATATCCGCGGCCTTTTTGTATTTATTTAAAAGAAAATTTGCTTGCAGCCTATCGACTGTTGACGATGTTCTGGATTGCGTTGTAATAGGTTCCGAGGTTTGCTCTGCGCTCGTCCCCGTTTCCTAGGTGTCCTGCCAGCACTTCGTCGGCTAGCCGATTGTGAGACGTCGACGCGTTAATCGCTTCTAGTCTCTCGTTGACAATCGTCTGAACTGCCGCGTACTTGCTACCAAGAGCCGCTTTGCGTTCATCTCCGCTGCCGTACTTGCCAGCCATAACCTCGCCTGCCAACTGCTCGAGCGTACCCGCTGCCGCTTCTGGCGGCGTTCCTTGCTGTACGCTTTCGCTTTTTTGGGGCGTGGTTCCGTTCTGGCGGTAAACATAGACGTAAGGGCCGCCCATGGTGCCAGCGTTCCAGCCATAAAGCTGGTTGTAGTCGTTGCGAGTTACGCCGTTAGCTGCATAGGTACAGTGGATAACGTTGTCCGCGTCGAGTGCTAGCATGGTATGACCGCCTGCGCCGAGTGATTGACCTTTAGGCCCCCAGATGATAACGTCGCCGCGCTGCATGTCCCAATCTTCGTTTTCAGCCAACAGATAATAACCGTTAACGATAAGCCAATCGTGTTCTGTCTCTGTGTTGACCGTCCAAGCAGCAGGAGAAGCGCCGCCAGCTCGTAGGGCGTAGTAAATCGCGCTAGAGCAATCGTAGGAGCTAGGACCTTCGCGGCGTGCCATAGAGTAGCTTACGTTGCCCTCTAGACCTGCCATGAAGGAGATTGCTAGTTCTGTATTAACCATTTTCGCCCCCTTACTCTTTGTTGCCTGCGTTGTAGTTGGCCGACGTGATACCTAACAGCGTACCCATAAAGGTTGTGAACGCGGTCAAGACGATAAGCGCTAGCTGCGTATGTTCCCAATTAAGGGCCGTTCCGATAGTTCCGACGAATGTCGCAAGGGCTGGCAAGAAGATTGCTGTACCCCATTTTAGAAGCGAGTAGGCTTCGTTTGATAGTTGGAAATTCTTCACTCTTTCTTTCCTCCTTCTTTCTTTTTCTTCGGCGCCGCTTTCTTCGGCTCCTTGTGTCGAACGTCTCCGTCCTGCTGGAATAGTTCCTTGTCGTGGTCTAGGTTGCGTTCGATGAAGTTCTCGAGGTATGGCAGCTTGACGCCTAACATGGAAAGATTTTTCAAAATCGAAGCTGCGTAACTTGCGACCATTGCCAAGATGAAGCTGTTCACGAAGCCAGCCTGTCCCGCGTACTCTGCGAACGGATACGAAAACATGACAGCAAGAAACACGGTAACGTGACTAACAACGCCTTTCCGAAGCTTGGAGCTTGAGAACCTATTCTGCGCCCAAGCACGCGCCACGCCTAGAAGAATATCAGCGACAATCAGAACCAACAACCCGAAAACGGGCAAGTGGTCGTCTATCCCTGTCTGGTAGAATTTTATGATTACGTCGATAATCAAAAAAATACCGTCATTTTCTGGCGTCGGCTGCGGTGTGACGGCGGCCGCTAGTAGTTCGTGCATGTCTTACTCTCCCATTTCGTTTTGTTTGACAAAACAATAATACCCCACCAGCGGCAGGGTATTTTGCAAAGTCCTTGTTTATGCTTGCGTCTGTGCGGCTTTCGCTGTTTCGATTTCATTCAGGACGGCGTCCTCGATGTCGTAGATAGCGTTCTGCAGCGCCAGTTCGTCCTTGCGCATGTCGCGGCGGTTTGCTGCGTAGCGTTCGGCGTCGATGATGTTCTCGCTGGCTGTGCTGACTGCGTTCCCGTCTGTGTTGACGATTGTAGTCTTTACAAGGTGTTTCTGTCCGTCTTCTTCGACGTAGAAGGAAGCGACGGTCTGGCGTGTGCGTTCGATGTTGAGCATGTTTGCCCTCCTTTTCTTGATGTCTAAAGTATATCACGGCGGCGCGTGATTGTAAAGTTACAACATAATGACGATTTGGCCGCTATGCCGTGCGCCTGATTGAGTGTTTAACGCTACGAGCTTGTTTCCGTTCAGGTTGATTTGTACGTTCGTTCCATTGGCTTCTACGGACCACTTCGGAACTGTCACCATGTATTCCTGAACCGCTCGGAGAACGCTGGAAGGAATGGCTGCTATATCAATACTTGATCCATTCCCGACGAAGTCGAAGCGGATTGCCAGCACATCGCCGCAACGCTTATAGAAGCTCTTAGGATAACCCGCCGACTGCCAGCCTGTGTTGATTAGGTTGACGTGGTCCAGTCGTGCGTTAGAACTCCATGGCGTCCACTTGCCACCGTAGAAAATACGCTTGGACGGTTCCGCTGTTGCAATCGTTGGAAAGAACAGCTGGAAACATTCATTGTTAGAGTTTAGAACCAAAAGGAAGCCGTATTGCTTGGCTGGATTGTTCGGTTCCTTCCCGTTCTTGAAGTAGACGCCTGTCGTCTTTTCCTCGTCGAAGTCTTTCCCGTATGTGTAGATAGCGCGTCCGTTTCCTTGTGTGATAGCGTGCTGCTGGATAATCTTACCGTTGGCGTAGATGTCGCCAGCCACGTCCAGCATGCCGTGTTCTGGCGTCTTGCCGATACCAAAGCGGCTATCTTTGTCGTATGCAAAGATAACTTTTTCGACGGGTACCGTGACAACCGCCTCTGCAGGAAGTTTAAACATATCGGATACTTGTCCGATAACTTCGTAAGAGTTCGTTATTGGAAAATTCCCAAAGAGTGATACTGAAGAATTTACAAGACTGTTGACATCGCTAGGGACAACGTTTATAGGTCCGACGTCTTTCTTGATTGGTCCGTCGTTCGTGATGTCTCGAGTAGCGAAGTAAAAGCGCATTTCGTTTTTCTGGACGCCGTCGACCATTACAGGGGCGATTTTCGCTGTCCGTGTAACTAGCAGCGTTGAGCCGTCTTTGCCGACCCGTTGGACCGTAAATGTCAATACGGGCGTGAAATACTCGATGACGTTGATAGTCTTCTCGACGTATTCGCTGGAACGTCCGCGGCTATCAATGACTTTCGCGCGGATAGTAGCCGAACCTGTGAAGTTCATAGGACCTAAACGGCCGCCGTTCTGGTTTGTAGATTGGTTTCTGTCAACGATTTCTGCATAGTAACCAGTAATCGTTGAACCGTCAACGCCTTTTGCTCCCTCGAAAGATACGGCAATATCGCTGATTGTTTGGAGGTAGTTTGCCCCTGTCAATTTTTTAGCGACGAACCTATTCCCCTCCGTCAAAGTGATGTCTGCCAGCGTAGGACGTGCGCCGCCTTCTGCGACCTCTACCGTAAACGCGACAGATGTTTTGCCTATCACCGTGCCGCCGCTGTACGTCTCACAATAGATTGTGCCGCGGCCGCTGTTTGAGTTAGGAATTTGAGCAAGCAGCGAAGACGGAACCGTCCAAGTGTGAGAAGTGCCGACGCCTGTCGCGATGTCTTTCGCTTCGGAGCCGAAGACGTAGCGGAGCTTGTGCGTGTACGATGAAGCAGCGCGGTTGATTGAGATAACGAACTCACGGCCGACGACCGCTGTCCCTGAAACGGACACGCTGGACGCTCTGGCTATCCGCGTAAGCTCGAACTTACGCTCGGAAATAGATAGATAAGACGGAGAATAGCCGCCGCTGCCTGTGAGGTCTGCGGAGATTGTGGCTGTCTTGCTGCCGTCCCCGTTGTGGTAAACCCGTGCTGTTGTCTCGAAACCTTCCAGCTTCGTTTCGCTGTTGTAGTTTAGCACGGCTGGACGCCCTTTGAACGATACGCGCTGCCCTTCGATAGTGACCGAAGCTGTCACGTTGTAATCTGAGAACGTGACCCAGCGATTGAGCAGGAACAGTCGGACGCGTACGTCCGAATAGTTCTCGGCTTTGTTCTGGCCTACTTGCTCAACGATTGCTTTGAGGGTGTACCCTTGTCCGTCTTGTCCGCTAAAATATTCTGTCATTTATTGACCCCTTTCTTAATTATCCGACGTATCGGACGACGTTCATATCTGCGTTTACTTCGTGCTGGCTCATGACGAAGCGCCCGACTTGAAGCGTCTTAGTGAAAACCCCGTTGTCTATATGCAAGACCCCGCGGCTGATATACATGACTTCGGTATTTCCTGAATACATACTGATGCGCTGGTCGCTTATCCTAATCGAGCTTGTCCCGTCCTTCTTCCCGATGACTAGACCCTCGTTGGCCGCCTTCATGTATGTATCTATGAAGTTCCAGCGTTCGGCCATCTCTCCGAAGTCATTCGTTATGGCTTCGACCCGTCGGGCAACGTCGATTAGCTTTTTCTCGCTTTCGTCCCTGCCCTTGGTATCTTCTGCTATGTATTCGTTAAATCGTTTGACCCATTCTTGCAGCACCGAAGCAACTTCGGCCGCCTTGGCTTCCGTCTCTGCTATGCGGGTTCTTTCCGTCAGCGCTTCGAGCTGCTGCTGCGTCAAGTTCTGGTCTGCTTTCGCGTCGAATAGCTCCTGCAAGTCTTCGGGTGCTATCGTGTAATCTGTCTTGACGGTTCCATGCTCGACTTTGACGTCCCAAACCTTGATAGTTGGCTGCTTGTGGTATGTATTAACCCGCAAGTAGTAGTCACCCGTTGGCTTGTCCCAGGTAAAGAAGGTGCCGACCGTCCCCGTTTCTGGGCTAGATACTGCCGCGATGTGTGCCACCTTGTCCGTGAACCACAATACCACGTTGTCGCTCTCTGCTGCGCCGCTGTGGACGTCTGAAAAATTCCCGTTAGTCTTGGCGCTGATAAGGTATTTTTCGCCATTCTTCAAGTGTATCGACGTTCTGCCGTAGACCTCAAAATTATCGAAGTTTTCGGGTTTGCTGTCTGGTGCGAACGGACCCTGCGAGTTCCGCAAGAGGTTGCGGCCGCCTACCTTGACATTTTCAAACAGCGGCGACCACTCGTAGTCTCTCGGGTTGTTTGACCTACTGGCCGTCGAGCGATTGACCGCAAGACCAAGATACCGCTTGCCTGTTGGTGTGTCGCTCATACCAGCGCCCAAGGCGTTATCTGCGTACTTTATCCAAGTATAAAGCGTTTGGCCGTCTGCCCCTTTAGGACCTTCGACACCGTCCGCCCCTCTAATCAGCGACCACGAGTAGTCCGCGTAGTTGGTGCTTTCCGTTGCCTGCTGCTTGTTGTAAGCTATACCGATGTACTGCTTACCTGCTGGCGTGTCGCTCATGCCAGACGTCGGACTGTCCGCGTACTTTATCCAAGTATAAAGCGGCGTCCCGTTCTTGCCGTGCGTTCCGATGATAGCGGGCTGCGTGCGGTTGCTGCTGCCGTTGCTGAATGTCTCCTGCCTGTAATGCCACAAGTAAGGAACGTTCTGGCTTATCTGCTGGACTGCTGTTGTCCAGCCCGTAGTCGAATAGGTGACGTCCTTGTCTGCGCTGGTAGCCAGATAGTAGTTAGCAACCGAGACGACGCCGTTCCCTTGGTCGCCCTTCGCCCCTCGCTCTCCCATTTTAGCCGCGCTGTACCCTTGCTTGCTGGTTCCGTTGGTGTAGTTCCATGTCGTACGGGTCCATAGATAGCGGCCGTCTTCTACCACGGGGACGTTAGCAATCCAGCCGCTCGTCGGTATTTCTGTCCCGCTTTCCCCTCTGGCGTAGTGGATAACCGTTGAAGCAATGCCGACGCCTTCCCCGTTTGTCACGTTGACAAAGGTCAGGTCTTCCGTCGCTATGGTCTGGCCGCCGATGATAGCAGCAGCTTTCAAGACCAGCTTGTCGCCTACTTTCTTGCCTTCGACTTTGTACGTTGACCCTGTGGCCTTGTAGACGCCGCCAACGAACCAGCTCCAGCTTACGTTTTGGCTGATTGGTCTAGCCCCTCGGTACAGCGTAGGTGTAACTATGCTTTCGCCTGCCCCGTCCTTGAACATGACGCCGTTAGACGTTTCTAGCTTAATGCTGTACGTCTTGGCGTTCTCGATTGCTCGGTCTAGTGCCTGCTGTATGCCGTCAGTCAAACGGTTTTCAAACGCCTTGAAGTTGTCGAACTCTGTCTCGTTCTTGGTCTTGTCGGTAAAGCTGATTTTCTGGACGGACACGCGCGCTGTCATGAGCAGCAACGGCTTGAAGCCGCTATCTCTGACCGTGATAGTGTCCCCGATGTCCGCGTCGATGAAGCCTTTCAGCTTGTAAGTGATAGCAGGGTAGGCAACCTTTTTCAAGTGTCGCAAGCCTGTTGCTCGTAGTACGTCCTTGTTGTCCGTATCGACGTCAATATCGCTTCTTATCCACCTATCAGATGTTTCCCGACCAGTGAAGGTAGACGGGTATCGCTGTGCTGATAGTGGAGCATAGAGCATAGAGCCGAACTGGTAAAATTCCAGCTCTCCCGCTGCGTTGTATTGCTTTAGCTCGCCCATGCCGTCGATTGTCAGACCGTCACGACCAACGGGCATTACGACGTTAGCGATTTCCCGCTTGTCGATGTGCCGCGTCAACTTGTCGAGGTTGTGGCCGTAGTCCAGTATCAAGTCGCCGCGAACCTTTCCGACGCCTTGGTTTTGGCCGCCGTCGTTGGCTTTGTAGAAGTTGACGACAAAGTCCTTGATTGTCCCGTCTTTCTTTAGACGGGTTTCAAAGTCCAGCTCTGCGTCGAAGCGGCCAGCTAGGGAGATAAGACGGGCGAGCTTGGTTTCCCGCCCTTCCCATTCCAGCGAACGCGTTTGTCCCTCTAGCTCATTGATACCAACTTTCAGGTATGCAAAGGAAATCAAGCCCATTGCTTCGAGGTATTCCCGTAGCGTCATAGCCCTTGGCGCCTTGTATGCGTTCGCCTTCTCGTTGATAAGTTCCAAGTTGAGGTTTTCGGATATGACATGGATCGTGTGTTCGTCTTCTTCGACCTCTAGCACGTTAAAGACAAAAGCCTGCCCCTTGTAGATAAACGATATAAAGGCCTTTTCGTTCAGGTAGCTATAGGCTGCCTTGTTCCCGACGTCGGTCTTGATTGCCTTTTTCTGGACGGTAAACTCGAAAGTAGACGCCCCCGTGTCAAGGTAGCGCGTCCAGATGTCGTCGTAGTAGTTTAGCGTGTCTTGCTTCTCGTTGTCTATCCATGCGACTTGGTGCATGTCTGCATCGTGTATTGTTAAAAGCATATCAGAATAGCTCCTCGAATGATATAGTTACCTCGGGTTTGGTCTTGCACCAGCTAGACGTGAAGACTTCCAGCGTCGAGGACTTAGGCGGCAATGTCAGCCATTGCGAGCCGTGGATAATACGCTGCGAAGCTGATAAGCCATTCACCAGCGCGCTATCCGTTTCCGTGTTGATTTCCACCGTACTATTAGGCTGGAAAGAGTTCGGAACGTCACGGATAGCCGATACGTTGTCCTTTCGGTACATTAGCCCGTCCAGGTACATGTGCCGCACGATAGGACGGTCGCCGATAGAGCCAAAGGCGACGTGTATCTTTGCCGACTTGCGGCCTTTGATTTGCGGTATTGTGATAGGGATATAAGACCCGAACCAGTAAAACGTGATTGTGTCGTCGACTCTGCGCATGTCAGACCAGCCCCGCGGCTCGTTGAAGGGGTTCTGGTCCATGTTGTGCGTACCAAGGAAGTTGAAACGTCTTAGTATATCGTAGCCGCCCCGCCCGTTCGCTCCAAGAATGTTGAACTCGCACCATAGACCATTAGCCCGCTTGTAGGTTTCTACGCCGTACAAGAAGCGGCCTTCTGTGTCGCTCACCATGACCTTTAAGAAACCAAACTCGGAAGTGGCACCAAGCCAAAAGATTTGACGCCACCAGATATAATCATGCAGCGAGCCAGCCACTCCGTCGCTCCCTCTTGGTATGTCCCAAGTCAACGTCCCTGCGTGCTGTCCTGATGTGCCGCCACGCGCTCCAAGGGACAAGTGAGGACGTCCCCACGCGTTATCTGTATTGATAACCGTCCCGTCTAGCGTCTGCGATGTATCGTTTAGGATTGCCCTGTTCTTGACCGCCGCGGTGAAGCCGTTAAGAATGAGGTTGTCCCGATAGTCTAGCAGCAGCTCTGACCGCTTGTATTCCTCCGTGTCGGCTTCTTCTGGATTTCCTATCTCTAGAGCGCCTGTAGAGTTTACGAAGCCTAGATAGCCGTTTTCGGCCTTGTGCTTAACCCTGATGATTGGCTTAGCGGGGTGATTGCCGTTATTCTCAATCTTAAAGACCAAGCGGTCGCCTTTGTTCTCGGCTTCCGTGATTTTCTTGTATGTCGTCGAGTGTGCAACCCCGTCAGGTACTAGCAGCGTCAGGGTGCCTTTTTGCAGCCAAGACGTGACCGTGTCGGGTTCGATATTCTTCGGAGGTAGTGCCATGTAGTACTTGTCGGGTTCGTCCGAAAACGTCACCCGAACAGCTTCGACGACGTTCAGAACGCCGCCAAGTTCGTGCTTTAATAGCTCCATGCTCTGGCCGTCGTCGGTGAGCATGCGGAACTCTACCTCGATTGTTTTTGCTTTGCGCTTTACCCTCTGGATATTCACGCCTTCCGACGGGGCGTCGTTCGTGGTTATCTCACGTTCGGATAACACGGGACGCCGTACGTCAGTAACGCGAAAGAATTTCCCGAGGTTGACGCCGTTGAAAGTCATTGTGACTTCTTGCTTTGTCATTTTATACCCCTTCCTCTATCTCTTAGCTTGGTTTCTTTGGACTGCCAACGCGTAAGCTCTGGACCCGTCGTCTCTGCTACGCGGCGGCTGTCGATGTCAAGCTGTACTGGTCTTTCGACCGCTTTCTTAGCCACTTCAAGCGCTTTGTCGAGCGCGTCCGTGGTTCG